TCATTGCTTCCCCTGTTTTTTATATTCTGCGATTTCCTTAGGGGTAGCCTTTCGCACTCCGTCTGCGTCTGTCCTGTTTGCCACTTGAGCGCCTTCCATGTTTTTTATCTCGCTGACTACTCCCAAATGCTCTAAATACACATGATCACCAATCTTGAAACGATTCAGTTTGGCCCGCTCCTCTGTCATACTCCTGTATTCAGTCGCGGCTTTCATTTTTAATTCAGCCAGACACATTTGACAAAGGGTTACTGTTACAGAATTGCCGTTAAAATCAGTAAACGAAACCGCTCTGACAGATTCCTTTTCCGGGTGCATCGTGCATGTTTTCTTCATAGGCGATGGCCGTGTAAATTCAATCATTCCGCTTCCTCCTCAAAAAAAGTCTTTTCGTCCCTCAGACATAACTCCGGTTGAATGGGAAGTTTAATACACCCGCATTCGAACTGTCACGACACATGGAGATTGCCTTTCCTTCGCCGTCTGACGGATATTCACACATCCTGCATAGCTGTAAGCCTATATTTCTTTATATTCCCAATGCTTGCCGCACTTCCCTGTTAGGATGAAGTTTCTAAAGCTGTTGACCAGTTACCGCATGTTGGTTCCATGCGAAAAGCCGTTTGGGTCGCCGTATCCAACCATACGGGTGAATTTCAGCCCTCTAATATGTGTGTATGCTTTGTAAAGGAGGTGCGTCACATGATGTTCTAACAACCGATTCAACCTAAAGCTAACTCTTCCCCAATTCCCGATCATAAAATAAGTAAATTTACCCAGAACAAATTAATCATTTTGCACTTTCAAAATACTTATTTGTCTTTTTCTTCATTCTTCCATGGTAATATCTTGTTGAAGTATTTCGAATGAAAGGATTATGGTCATGAAAGTTTTCGAAGCAACCACCCTGCTGGCCGCTGCCAAACAGCGCGCGAGTGAATACAAAAAACTGCGCGGCCAGATGGTCGATCTAAAAAAAGCGTTTCAAGGTATGGCTGATCTCGGTGACAGCGACTTCTCAGGCCGGGGCGCTGACAACATCAAAGCCTTTTTTCAAGGACCACGCCGGCGTCACAAACAGCTGGCTTGATCTGATCGATATGAAAATCGCATTTCTCACAAGCCTTCCCGGTAAGGTCGAAGATGCCGGACTTTCCAATTCGCATGTGGAGGAATCATTTCTGGAGCATGAGCTCACCCACGCCCTCAGTAAATCAAAGGCAATTATGGAAGGGCAAAAAAAGGATATGGGGTCCATCCTCAGAGAGATCGAAGACATCATCTCGCTCGAATTGTTTTCAACCGAAAGCACAGAACAAAAGCTTTCTTCAGCTGACAAAAAAAGAAGCGAAACGATACATAAACTCGGCAAACTTGATCACGATCTAACGAAAGAATACGCAGAAACCGAAGCGAACGAACAGTTCATCCAAGCCGACTTTCAGCAGCTCCAAAACGCCACAGGCAAAGGAAAAAGCGCCACGCCGCTTCACTACAATGCCAAGGCGTACCGAGAAAGCGACATCCATAAGAAAAAAGACGAGATTGCAAGACATTCGGATGCTTATTTGACGATTAAGAAGGAAGAGGCGAAAGAGCGGGAAGTTAAGGCCCTAAAGAAAAAGCTGGCCGATGGTGTGACCGATCCGGATGAGTATTTGGAAATCGCGAAAAAGATCGGCTATGAAAACCTTGAACCTGCTCAGGTGGAATATGTGATGCAGCTTGAACAAGCAAAACAGCTCGAAGAAGTCGGAGAAACGGCTTGGGATATCGTCAAAGGAATAGGCGTCGGCCTTTATGATGTCGGGAAAGACACCATAACAGGCGTCAAAGATCTCGCTGTCGGCGCATGGGATTTTTACCATCTCTCTGATGAACAAAAAGTCGCTAAAACCATATCGGCTGTATTGAACAGGCCCGCCAGAGTGGATTACGTCTTGGAAGCCGGAGAAAAAGCGGCTGTAAAACATGTAAAAACCGGGATTGAAAAAGGAAAAGACTATATTAATTCCGTTTCGAAAAACAAGTACGAACCCGCGCTTGCCGGAATAGCACAGGATATTGAAAATACTCACAATGTGAAGAATACGCCTTTGCTGAAAAGTATTATTGAAGAGCAGAAAGAGAGTGTTCACAGTAAATCTGTGACTTCAAATTTTAGTACAGGAAAAAGCAAGTATACCACAGGTACAATGAAACATATTTATCATGGAGAAGTTAATAAACGCGGTAAAGCAGTTGGCTACCACCATGAAAGCATGATGGGTGGGAAGATTATACCAGGTACAGAAAAGAAACCTGACAAAAATGGAGTGTATATGGCGAAAGTTGAAGTCGGGTCTGTAAAAAAGATAGCGGATTCAAGTTTCTTTCCAAGAGAATGGAACCGCGCCGATGTATTAAAAGCAATTGACGAAGCTTATCATACTAGAAAACAAGTACGTTCAAATAAGTATAGGGGAGTCACTTCAACAGGAATTAAAATTGAAATGTATTTAAATAGTGACGGAACAATAGCAACAGCATATCCGTTATATAAAAAATAATCTTAAAGGTGACCGTGACACATGAAATATTCATACAGGTTTGATACGGATGAATACTTAGAAATCGCCAAAAAGGTTGGCTATGAGAATCTCACCCCTGAACAGCTTGAATTTGTTTCATTTCTGGAACAGCGTAAAGCTTTCATGGATAACGGAAAAGAAGCATTGCAAATCATAGGTGATGGCGCCAAAGGTCTGCTTGTTGGTGTATACGATCTTGCCAAGGATACCGGTGAAGGAGCACTTCAACTCGGACGGAATATCGGTTGGACAATTGACAACTTAAACAAAGACCCTCAAAAAGTTCTGGATACTGTTCTGGAATACGACTATCTAGGTGTCTTTCAAAGTATGGTTGACACATTGAAGGATGATTGGGATAAAAAGATGATTCACGGGGATGCATATACACGGATGCATTATGTTACTTACTTGGGCGGAAGTCTTCTGTTATTGAAAGGTGGAAAGTCGTCTGTCTCAACAGGCTCAAAAGATCTTGCTAAAGTTGGGAAGGCGGCTAGCGAAAAGATTAAAAATGGCAATCCATCTGTCAAGCCTTATGTCAATAGATATACCCCTGCATTAGAAGGGATTTTACAAGACGCCGGGAATACTATTAATGTTAAAAATACGCCGCTTTTAAAGAGATTAGTTCAATCAAAGGATGATTTGTTTACTAAAGCCGCACCTTATACTTACAGAGATGAATACGGAAACCTCAAAACAGTTAACTTAAAAATGGGCCATCTTAAAAACCAAAAACATCCTAAAACTGGAGTTCCATATAATAAAGACGGTTTCCCAATTTTCAAAGCAAAATTTGATACGAAGATTGATTCTAAACTTTATAAGGAAAGCGATTATTTACAATTTAAAGATGCAACCTTAAAATTAAAAGAAGAAATTGAAAGAGATCCTTTACTTAGAAATCAATTCAATGACCTTCAAATCGAAATGATAAAAGCTGGTGAAACACCAGACGGATATACTTGGCATCATCACCAAGATTCAGGGAGAATGCAATTAGTTGACCAAAAGGTGCATCGGAAAACAGGCCATACAGGAGGTCGGCACCTTTGGGGTGGTGGAAGTAAGAACAGATAGGAGTTGGTCAATATGACAGAGTGGAGATTTGCCGAAGAACCCATCGGGGAAACAACTGTTAAAAAAATCGAAAAGGCTTTAGATATTAAGTTTCCAAACGACTACATTTCAACTATATTAAACAACAATGGAGCACGCCCAAGTAAAAAGATTTTTGACTATGAAAATACAAAAGGCGCGGTTTTTAATCGATTACATGGTCTAACTGAGGACAGTTCCAGTTTTATTTTAGAGGTTTTAGAAGATTATCAGGATGGAAGAATGCTTTCAGGGATAGTCCCTTTCGCCTGTGATCCTTTCGGTAATGAAATCTGTTTCGATTACCGTCAGAATAAAGAAAATCCCTCCGTGGTTTTCTGGGATCATGAAATTGCTTATGAAGACCCTGATGGAGCTTTGAGTCATATATCTGATTCATTTACCGATTTGGTTAATAAACTATACGATGAATAAAAAGATAAGTCCCTTCTCATAACGAGAAGGGATTCTCTTATTTTAGTAGAGCTTCAAGCTTCGCTTTTGTTTTCGGCCCGTAAATGCCGTCAGCAGCCAGACCATACATGGACTGCAATAAAAAGAAGCACAGTCCGGACGACTGTACCTTTGTCGAATTTTTTCATATGTTATTTTCCTCCTTATTTTTGCAGCAGGTTATACATGATCGCGATAGCCCCGCCGATAAAACCAGTACTGACTGCCGTTATTATGGCTCCTGTGATGGTCCGTTTGATCCAAGTCGTATTCTCATCAATTTTGTTCAGCTTTTCGTTTAATGAAATGATTTGCTGATCATGCCTGTCTGAAGAACGCTCAAGGACACTTACCCGCTGTTCAAGAGTCTTTTGACCGGCTTTAACCTCTGTAATTTCTTTTTGTAAAGCATTCACTTCCGGTACCTCCGTCATTTGTGACATTAGTACGCCCCCCTTTATCTATCTCATACGCTTCACCTCCTTCGAGGCAAAATAAAAACACCTATTCAGTTACAGGTGCTGGTTCACTATGGCCTTCATTCGCTGACAGTGCAGCATTTAATTGTTCTTGAAGTTCCTCGCGCTTCTTTTCCGCAAATGTATATAAAGCCTTGTATTCGGCGCGTTCCTTATTCTTTTGATTCAATTCTTCTTGCAGTGAAATAGATTTGTAGATTTCAATCTGCAACTGTTCTTGAAGCTGCTCTTTTGTCATTTCTTGCATTCCTTTCACTCCTTACTCTTGATCGGGATACGCATTACCGCGTTCGTTTTCTGTAATTTCATCATATTCCGCTTGTGTGATGCGGCCTTTCTCAACGGCTTTTCTCATTTCAACGGTCAAAACAGTTCCGTTTTTCCAGCAATCCTCAAAAAACCCGAAAAGAGCACTTCGGTTCTCCAATGGGCTCCCCCCGTTTCCTTTTATTGATTCATTAAGAGATTGCAAACCCGCTGAAGGTCAAGGACTTGTTCCTGCAACTTTTCCTCTGTAGTCTTTTCCTTTTCTCTATCTTTTGCTTCAATATTTAATACCACGGGCTCAAGCTTCATCTTTGCCATCCTCCTTATTTTGAACGTAGATTGTTATAAGCCCCTCTCGGTTGCCTTGTGGATCAACGACAATTTGAACAGGAATCATAACAAGCTTTTTGCTCCCACTGTACCCTTGATAATAACCATCAGGCTCCACATAGGTTTTTGTGAGCAAATAGCTTATTTCATCAGACTTTATATCATGAAGAACATATAATTGATACGCTACTTTTGTTGTATCGTCCGGCTGCAGATCGAACGAAACAGCCTCCATGGGATATGTCTTGTCTCCTTTTTTTATGGAGCCGGCAGTTATATCAATTCCCGCGCTGGTTTCTTCTATTTCGATGCCGTCCACATAATAAAGACTCATGTTAAAATCCCTTTTTTCAATCATAAAAATTACTCCCTTATTGTGATTCTTTCGATGCCGTCCACATAATAAAGACTCATGTTAAAATCCCTTTTTTCAATCATAAAAATTACTCCCTTATTGTGATTCGTAAAAAATAACAATTTGAACTTTTATCGTTTTTCCCGCAATCCCGGCAGTAGTCCCGGTCCCTCTCACTCCAATATCAACAGAACTAGCGCTTATATTTTCTAATCCTACCGTAACCGCATTAGAATATGCGCCAATCGCTGTACCTACCGCCGCAAAAACGTTCTCAGGCGCATAATTAAAACTATCAACAAAAGGAACGCGATTGTAGCGCGCGTACGCAGTTGCCCCCCCGTCAGGCGGCAGTGTAATGTCCCGAGTAAAGCAGTAAACCATCAAACCATATTGTAGGCCTCCATGCTCGTCTTCTAATTCTGTAGAAACATTGCCACCCATCAATTTGAATTCACAATTTTTTGCATTCCCTGCTACAACTTTGCTTCCCAATGGTAGCGTTAAATCTGATGCATCAACAATCGTTTTTTGGCCTGATTTCAGTCGAATGACCCCGGGGACATCAATATCTAAATTATTCGGTTTAAAGCGATAAATAGTAGCTGATCCTTCAAAAAGGGCCTGATAACGGTTATATGTGAACGGCTCTCCTATATTTTTAGGATTGGTAGTAGCAGTAAGAAGAAAAGCGTCTTCTTCAACAGCTGCCTGTCTTTCCATTTTCATATTAAAATGGCTTATAACTTGTCCAACATCTCCTATTTCTGAATACATTGAAATAGTTGGAACCGTTTCATATGCGGTTTGCTCGCCTGCGCCACGGAGCTCAATTTTGCCATCACCAATTGAGACTGTTCTATAGATTTCATTGGAGGAATCACCAGGATCGTAAAACCTTCCTTGTTCCTGCGTTATTTTCGCAGAACTAACAACCAATTTGTTGTAATCATAATGAGAGTCTCTGGTGAATTGGTAAATCTTATCACCTTCGATATAGTATTCGGCATCTTCTGATTGTGTCAGCGCCTCGAAACGGGCCCCTTTTATGTCCACGCCCTCTATCGTGATACCTTTCAACGTCCCGACGTTTATTTTGTCCGCTGAAAGGTCTTGGATCTTGGCGTTTGTTATTGAACCGTCAATGATATGCGCAGTGTCAATTATGGCCGTTCCAAGATGCGCTTTTTTAATTGCGGCGTTCGCGATAGCAGCAGACCCTACCGCCGCATCTGCAATTTTTGCTGATGTTATCGCGGCCGATTGAATATTGGCTGAACCGACCGCAAGGTTTGCAAGATAGTTATTCGTGATGACCCCATCAACCAGGGCTACGTCATAGGGACTGTAGCCATATTCTTTAATTACCGCTCCTTTTCTGACTTGAACTTTTCTTACGACATAACTGCAATTACTGTTATCATCCGAACCCTGGCCGCCCAAACCAATTGTGTAATTATTACCGGTTTCCGGTGCCGTGAATTGAATATTCACTCTCACGAATTCATCAGCCGGGTAATTGCTTATGTCAGTGAGCCCGCTTGCATCCAATGAAATGAATGTGCTGCCTTTTTTTAGATGATTCCAAGATATATCTGTTGTATTATTTCGTTTCACTTCAAAAGACAAAGTGTATACTTGATCTTTCACAAGCGACATCGTCTGTTTTACAGAGAGTTGACAAACACCGAAAGCCTTGGTGCCATCCTGAGAAATTGTCATTTCATTGAATTCTTTTTTGTCTATTGTGTACTTTGAGCCAGAATAGGCATACCACCAATTGCTATCTAACAATGAACCCGGCAAAATATTGGCATCATCAAAGTTTCTGGAGAGCTTATCAGCATCAACGGCCAGCTCAGCCAGTTTTTCTTTTGTGATCGCTCCGAAAACAATGTCCTCAGTCAGAATACGCTTAGTGGTCGCGGAAAATTGATCCGTGAATTCGCTTGCTGTGCCCCGTGTGTTGATTGAGCGCAAGCGATAATACCAAACTTCATTTACTCCCGTAAAATGCTCGTATCCGCCTGTTTTGCCTCTAAAAATACGATTCTCTTTTAATGGGGTGAATCCATTTACTTGTGAAGCATACACCTCATAGGCTGCAATATAACTGGACGGATCATAGTCCCATGTCAGGGCCACATTCTGAAACATGGGTTTGATCACTACATTCGACGGAACGGGCGGTGCTTTGTCGGGAAAGCTGCCATCCGTAACCTCTCCGGCATCCGGTTTGCTTTCCCAAGTGCCGCGATTTTTTTCAATTACGCTTTCAATTTGATCAATCCGGCTGTCCTTTTGTAATGCTGATAAAAATTGGCCGATCTCAACGACGCAAGTATTTTCAGGGTCGGTAATATCGTATTCCATTGAAATAACGCGCTGCGATGTCTCAATTGGGATAGCGAAGTTTCGATCAATTGCGATCGTTGTATCTCCCAATTCCACATGTTCGTGTTCGTGTCCCGGAACGCTCTCAAGCAGTTGCACGGACAGCTCATAATTGATTTCTGTCTTGCATGCAGTCGTAATCAAATGATTATATGTGGCCTTTAAGAGCTCTTCCGGATCTGTTATGTCTTCATTATTGAACTCGCCTTCTCGATGGATCAACTTCCCATCTTTAAGACGCCCCAATCGTTCTAATAAATCCGGATCGCCAACCCATTCTTGGCCTAAAGGCTTATCAACCGGGTCGCCTTTTGATTTTTTCCATTCTACTTCAGAGAAATCAATAAAACGGGAATAACCGCCCGTTTCCTCTCCTTCCTCATCCGTAGATGCTATGGATGCCCCGTAACCCCAAAGGGCTGTCACCGGGTAACTGATAACGGTCCGCCGGATATTTGTTGTATCCTTATCACTCTCAAAGCGCTTCCCGCTGTCTTTACCGCGACGGGGAAGTATTTTTATAATTCGTTTGACGACCTGATTTCCATCAAATTCTATAGTGTCCTGAAGCTCTCCGCCCCATATATTGATCACATCAGCAATACAATCCAGCGCTTTTTTCTTATAGAAGGTAGTCGAATTCACTCCAAGCTCCGCCGTCACTTCCGCCACCCATCTTGACCGAGAAAGAACGTTATCCAGTACAAACTGTGCAGTTTTATTGGTAGGACGGAAATCTTTTACAAAGGTTTCCGCAAGCTCCATTATGGCAGCCTCACAGGTAACCTGGGTATTAACCTCTCCTTCTTCGTCTGCATCATCCAATTCCTTGATGACAAACAGACGCAGTACACCGTCCTTATCCCTGAACACCACTTGATTCTCTTCAAATAGGAAGCGCGCGTCAGGGTGGGAGGCATCGGCTACAAAAGAAAAAGAAGAGCCCTTGTTGAGCTCTTCCTTGTATTTAGCATCCCAGAACGTACAGGTTTCTCGTCCGTGGCTGGACAGCACTGTCAATAATTTATCATCTGGTGAAAGTATATAAATGTCAGCCATGACCGGACCTCCTTACAAATATGCCTCATTAAATTTGATGCTGCTCTTATGACTGAACTTGATTTTAACTGGCGTCCTGGGCGGCAGCAGAAACCAATCTGATTGAATTTGAAGTGCTGTCATGATTAAATTACCGCTGCAAGTGACCTTTCTTTTTGCTGAATCAATTACAAGAGTGTCACCAGCGATGAAATCGTAAAGCAGCTTGATCGTTTTCGATACAGACCCATCAGCATTAAGAAGAGCCACCTCATATGAAGTGGCTTTCTCTTCAAAAACGCATTCGATTGTTGGGTCTACGGCTGCATAGCCCGGATTAGTAATAGTTTGAACACCTGAATCAAATTCAAAATCCTTCGCTAAGCCGTATTTTTTTGGATCCGGACAGATAAAAGTCAATGTTGCAGTCTGAAAGCCTCCCTGTTCTTCGCCCTCTGAAATGCTTTCAAAGACAGCGTTATAGAATCTGTCAGGCTCATCATGAAAAATTAACGGTTTAGGCTCTTCGGTGTGCAGAATAAAAGTCAATTCCTCCTGCTTTTTCTTCAACTCTTCTTCACTGCTGAAGGCAAAAAGAACCTCAATGGTTATGACTCTTACAGGGATTCTTGTGTTCCGCAGGAAACCGCCGGGGCGATTCCCGATAGTGGCTGTATTCACTTCTCTTCCGGTCACTCCCCGGCCGCCCGTGGTCTTCACATAAAAGAAGGGGGAGATATCAATGCCATCAAACGTGATTTTCCATTGGTTAGGCAGCAGTTCCTGATAATTAATCATTAAATCTCACCCTCCTTGCGTTTGACCTTTTTTGTGCGTTTGTGACAGGCTTTTCTACGCCTTGACCGACCTTCTTGCTGTCCATCTCAACAACAATCATTCTGTCAGGCAATTCAAGGTTCCGGATGTCCGCGCTCAATTCTTTTCTAACCGTGCCGAGTTCGCTACTAGAAATGGATGTGTCATATGCAAAATTCAGATCCTCCTGCTGAATAGTCATGGCATCACTGACGGCGCCCATAGCTTTCTGAACAGCGCCGATACCATTCTGAATCCCCACAGCGATACCGGCAGGAACCATGATCCCGACCTGATCCCGCATCAATCTGGATGGGGAGTGGATTTTCAATTTTTTCTTAATGGTTTTCTCAATTGTCGAGGCGATGGAATTTGCTTCTTTCGCCAGCTCGCCCTTCATATTCTTCATTCCAGAAATAATGCCAGCCATTGTATTTGAACCGATGGCTTTTCCGCTTTTCTTGAGAGAACCAAGCTGTTTTACATCCACTGTAAGCTCCCCAATTTTGCGGAGATAGTCATTTTTCAGAAGTGCCAGTTCTTTATTTGCGGCCGAGCGTAATTCAACTATTTTCTTAGTTGTCTCGTTTTTCAGTCCGGTTAATTCTTGTTCCGCCTGAGTGCTCGCCAGCTTATGCTTTTCCTGCCACAGCTTGACATACTCATTTAACTCGGAATCTGTCATGCGTGAAATCGCATTAATCTGATCAGCTGACCCGATACCCATTTCTTTCAATTCGTCTGTGAACGCCTTCGGTGCCCGGCTTGCTATTTTTGAAATGTCATTGTTGAACGTTTTGATCTTGTCCAGCTGCTTTTTAAGATTTGCAGTCAGCTTGGAGCCGTTCACTTTTTCACTTGAGACATTGTCAAATAGACCGATGGCGTTATAAATCGCGTTAGTTCGGTCTTGCAGCTCCTTTTTATAGGCATCGTTGGCCGCCTTGATATCGGCAGTCAGTTTATCATTCACACTTTTGAATTTTGAGAGATAAGTATTGTTTGCAGAAAGAATGCCCTTGTTAAGTTTGTCAGCCGCTTTCTTTTCGGCTTCCTTCTGCTTTCTGGCCTTATCAGCCATCGTTTTTTGAGTCTGATATATTTCCCGTTGAACCTTTATTTGCTGGTCAGAATTCAGCTTGTTCTTCTTCTTGATTTTCTCAAGCGCTTTGATATAGGTATTCCCGCTGATTTTTCCTGTATCGTATTTTGCCTCAGCTTTCTTAATCTGATCTGATACTTTCTTGGTATACGCCAGCTTCGCCTTCGCTTCCTTGCGCTGTTGCTCTTTCAGAAGCTTCTTCTGTTTATCAGAGGCGCTTTTGGATGCCTGATATATCTCGCGCTGGATTTTTCGGTTTTGCTCACTGGTAAGCTTGTTTTGCTTCTGAATCTTTTGCAATGTTTTGATATACGTATCGGCGCCCATTTTCTTGGTGTCATACTTCACTTCAGCGTTCTTAATTTTGTTGGATACCTTTACCTCAGCCGCCTTCTGAGCCGCTTTTGCTGCTTTTGCCGCGGCCGCTTTTACTTTGCCCTGTGATTTATCAATACCAGCCGCCATACCGGTACCGACGTGATAGCCGACCTTGTCACGCATTACCCTTGACGGAGAATGGATTCCCAGAAGTTTTTTCATGCCGTTAGGGATAGCATTTGCCATTGATTTTACTTTGCTCGCTAATGCTCCCGCCATGCCGCTAATACCATTTATTAAGCCTTGGATGATGTTCTTACCGATCTGCCACAAGTTAATGCCGCGGAAAAACTTCATGACACCGTTCCATATGCTTGTAATTGTTGATTTTGCTGATTTCATTAAGCCGGAAATAGCGTTTTTCATACTATTGAATAGGCTTTTAGCTGTACTCACAAGCCCTTTCCAGAGCCCTGTCACAAAACCTTTGACGGCGTTCCACACGCTTGTAAAAACACTCTTGGTGCCATTCAGCATGCTGCTAAAAAATGACTTCAAACCATTCCAAATGCTCTTGGCAGTAGAAGATACAGCTTTCCATACTGTGGTAACAACAGTTTTTATCGCATTCCAAACGGTGCTGAAGATTTTCTTTTGCGTATTTAGCCAACTGGTGAAGAATGTTTTCAATCCATTCCAGATTGATTTTCCAACTGATACAACGCCCTTCCAGATCGAAGTAGCAATTGTTTTGATGCCGTTCCAAATGCTTGTAAATGCGGTTTTCATTCCATTCCAAACAGATGAAAAGAACGTTTTTAAACCATTCCAGACAGATTTCCCGACTGACACAATGCCTTTCCAGGTTGAAGTGGCGAATGACTTAATGCCGTTCCAAACCGTTGTGAACGCGGTTTTCATCCCATTCCAGAGTGATGAAAAGAATGTTTTCAGGCCGTTCCAAATGCTTTTAGCTGCCGATACAATTCCATTCCAAACAGTAGAGAAGAACGACTTTATTCCGTTCCATGTTGATGTTGCTATCGTCTTTATACCTGTCCAGACAGTAGACAGCCAACTGGAAATAGCGCCCCATGCCGCAATTGTAGCCGATTTTACCGTGTCCCAATTCGCGATGATCAAGGCAACCAGACCGATGACAGCCGCCGTAATCCATCCGATAGGCCCCATTGCGATGACCCATGATGCGGCCATACGTGCCGCCTGTGCTGCCGCTTGTGCCGCAAGCACGACGAGTTGCCGACCGAATAAAACCATTTGCTTACCGCCTGCAACCAACAAAGATATAAAATTGCTGATCTGCGCCGCCGTCCAAGCCGCTGCCATGCGGGTTGCCTGTGCTATGGACTGCGCTGCAAGCACGGTCATTTTGGCAATGAAAAGGCCCATCTGCTTAATCCCGTTTGTCAGCATTGTGATAAAAGAGGTGATCTTCATTGCTGTCCATGCGGTTGCTGTACGGGCAGCACTTGCGATTGATTGAGCCGCCATTACAGTCATATTCTTGATCCATAAGCCCATTTGAACAATGCCGCGTTTCAGAGCAGAAATCAATGCTGAAATTTTCATGGCTGTCCACGATGCTGCCATTTTCACTGCATTAGCTGTTGCTCTTGCTGCCATCGCTGTATACTTCGTAATGAATTGCCCCATAGTAGCTATCGCTGATTTTAATTGGCCAATCATGCCAGCAAGTTTAATACCTGCCGCTGTATTTTTGAAATTCCGTAGGTAACCTGCGGCTTCCGCAAAATCTTTAAAGCCATTTGTTACAGCACTGACTGCTACTATCGCCGGAACAATAGCTCTTAAAGCACCGATTAATGAAATGCCCGCCGCAATGAACTTCCCGATTGCCGGGTTTGCTTCCATCGCAGCATTAGTAAATTTCAAAAACCCGTTTACATTCTCCAAAATCGTTTTTCCGAGTGGAGCCATGCCGACAAGCAAGTTGATGATAGTCTTCGCGATCTGCCCCAATGTGCTCCATACTGTAGGGCCGTTGGTTTTGATATAGTCAATGAACGATTGAAATTCTTTTGTTTTCGTAACGCTACCAGCCCACTCATTGAACCGCTTGGTCAGATCTACGAGTGACGTCATCATGTCTTGAGACATAGGAGCGAACCCGGTAAACAGCTTTGTCAGACCGCCCGAAAAGTTTCTGATGATCTGTAGCAGTTTTGGGCCGTTTGTTTTTGTATACTCCACGAAAGCCTGAAATTTCTTTGAAGAACCCAAGTTCGCTGACCATTTCACCCATGATTGGGTTATTCCTTCGATGGATTTCGTCATGCTCTTTCCGGCCGGCCCGAATGCTACGATCAGATTAAAAACTGTCCGTAAGACATTTCCGGCCGATCTGCCGAATGAAGCAAATGCCCCCGGAGCTTCTTTGTTCAGATAAGAAATGAATCTCTGCATGTCCGGAGCTTTAAAAGCTTTGTCCATGCTTTTTGCCAGTCCCACGCCCTCTTTTGCCAGTCCATCAAACATTGGAATGAGTGAGTTAAGCGCGAGTTTAAACGTATTTAGAGACATACCGAATGTTTTTAAGATCGGCTTTTGAACCATCGTACCGATGTCCCGCCAATTGTCTTTGAAGTCTTCGAGGTTCTTTAATGCCTCTCTCTCTTCTTTTCCAAGAGATTTTTGCAGATTATTGATTTGTTTCATGATTTTAGCGCGCTCTTTTGCGCTCGTTGCATTGTCCAGCTTCTCCTGCAGCTTTGCAAGGTCTTCAGATGCTTTGAATACACCGCTTATTGAAGTAATAGCCAGGGCACCGAATGCCGCCGCGCCTGTTCCCGCTGTTGCAAATGCACTGGTTAACCCCATAACCCCGCCAGCTGCCACCCCGAGCATAGGGCCCAAGGCACCAATTGCCCCGGTTATGCTGGCAAGAACCGGAGAAATTGCAGGCAATGCGGACGTGAAGGCGCCAGCAAGCGAATGACCTATGACAGTTGAAACAGAGTTAGTGATTTTGGCGAGCCTGTTCATTGATGTTTCAAACCGATCAATTCGGGCTTCGATGTGTATCCAAACACGTTTTGGCAAGGAATGTGTCTCTGTTCTGGCTACTGCTACCGCTCTCGTTAAATTCGAGGTATCACCGTTTATGTTGGTAGTGACTCTATTTCGCAACGAAGCTAAAGCTGTCCGTGCTTCTGACACAGCTCTAGTCAGAGGATCTGAATCAGCATCTAAATCAACTCGCGTGCGTTCATGTCGATGTACAAAATTATCAATTTGCTGCTCGGCCTGCCGCACTCTGGCCTGAAAGCTTGCGATCTCTGCGTCAATTTCTACTGTCTGATGATCATTCATCCGGCGCATCATATCATTCACACGGTCCATGCTGCGAGTAAATCTTCGTGTCTGCGCTTCAACTATTGCTGTCAATCTTTCGATCAATTCCTCACCCCATTCCTTGTCCAAATTTTGCAAAGTGGTTGCGGATTGTATCATTAAACCGCTAAACCCCTTTAGCTCGTTTGCCGAGCTCGTTCACATCTGATTTACGCCATTTGTCGTTATCGCCAGTGATATTCCGCTCCAATTGGCGTCTGGCCTTCTTTGCATCAAACATTTTCGTTTCTTTAGGGCGCTTCTCATTCATGGCGTAACGGTGAAACATGGCGTTTCTTGCCATAAGCTCCAATTCATCTATTTCTCGCAACTTGGCCCCTTTGAGCAAAAGCTTGTATTCATTAGGAGTCCATGACATGATTAAATCCACATCATAAACCCCGAGCCAATGTGCGGAATTCGTAATTATTTGGTCATAGTCGATCCCGTTCTCTCTTTGTACGCCTCTTTCATCATCTTCAGGACTTCTTTGCCGTTCTCTTCGTCCTCCAGCCGCTTCGCTTCCATTTCCGGTGTTTCGTTCGGAGCCGGTTTCTTCCCTTTGTTCATCTTCTCCATCATCTTCCAGCGCTGACGGATCACGCCTTTGAAAAAACCCGCTGAGTCCAGTGTTGTAAATGCTTCATTGATCATCTTGTCAATTGCCTCGCCTGTCTCGTCTTCATCAATGATTTTCATGATTGCTTCTTCAATAGCCTCAGTTGAAGGCTTTTCTTTTTTCAAGTAAGCGAGTGCGCAATCCCAAAAAGCAGAAAGATAGGAAGCCTCTTCGTTGAGCAGGCTCATGTAAATATTCATTGTGCCGCCTTTGCCCTTTTCGTCCTCAGTGGAATATTTTTCGTTTGCCAATCTGTCAAAAGCAAAATCGCAACGTGATTTGTATTCTTTATCTCCTATAGTTAAGTAAGCCATTATAAAACCTCCGATTATTTTTGTATGTTAAAAAGAGCCCGGGAAGCCCGGACCCTATGATTCCTTTTCTGTTCGTATCGTAAAATTGGCCGAACGTTCCGATTCCCCGGCCGAGTTCACAGCCGACAAGTTAAAAATGTAGGCTGTGTCCGGCTTCAGGTTAGGATTCGACGTATACGAATTCTTTGAGACAGTCGCTATTTTTGCGTAAAATCTGTAAATGTTGTAAGATGTCGCCCCTTTCACCGCATCCCATGAAAAACTCACCTGATTTGAAGTGGTGCTTTTTGCAGTTATATTGCGGGGGACGTTAGGGCGTAACCGCTTGTGTTTGCGTAACAATCTCAGTCATTGAGGACTCGCCCGCATTGTTCACAGCAGAGACGTTGACCGTCAGTTTCGTGTCGGCTGCAATTCCTGTCAAGGTGTGGGATGTGCCAGTGACAGTTGCGTCCAGCTGCTTGCTCGCTCCCCTGTATACCTTATATGAAGTTGCCCCATCTACCGCATCCCATTTCACGGTCACGCTGTCAGCCGTAGCCGTGAACGATAGATTTTGGGGCGCCTTAGGGCGTAGTCGTGCCGCCGAATTCCTCAAATTTAGTCGCTCCGGCAGAGGATTCAATAGCCTTTAACACTTCTTCCGGCAGTGGAGGCAATTCGCCTTTGAATGTTTTACCGAGCACAGGCAGAGTTATTGAAACCTCCACAAAACCATCCTGTGGCTGACTGAATTCCAAACTTTCAATAATTGCATGTCCATAGACAGAATCGTGCTTATCATTTTTGTTTTTGTTTTTATTGACTTTCCAGACCTTAATTGCCTTTTCGTTATCATAAGCGTTTTCAATCGCTTCCTGTCCCGGATCGGACACAGCAGCATAATAAGTCAGCTCAAAGCTTTCATTTTTTGTGCCATAACCGACAATACGGCCTGATTTTGTGGACTCATCCAGCGTGTCCTGTTCTTTCGTGTGTGACCCTTCTGTTTGAAAGGCGATGAACAGCCCGTCTGTCCCTTTTGCATCCATCGGCTGCACAAAATAAATCTCATCTTTACCGTTCAATAATTCCGGCATTTTGTTCATCCTCTCAATTGTTTATTGTGAAGCGCATTCTGAGAATGCCATGACGCGTGTACCCGTCAATATCGGTGATTACCTGCATGCTGCGCATCTCAGAACGGCATAAAGAAAAGCCCTCTATTGTTAGGGGCCTGCTTGTTAACGCTTGAAGCATGAGGCTCAGAATCTCCATTGCTTCTTTTTTTCCGTTGTAACCCGACCAGCAGTGTAAAACCACATTGATTTCTTCACCGCTGGATGTCTTGGTTTTAAATGGGGAAACATCATCATCCCCCATTGTTACATAAGGCTTTTGCTGATCTTTCGGGACTGCATCAAAGACGCCCGTGACGCGCCCGTTCAGCTCTTCGTCTGTTGATAACCTCTTAAATAGAGCAGCCTGCAACGGCCACAGGGCAGATCGCATGATGACAGCTCCTTTCTATCACATTTGACTGGCAAAATACCGCATGCCTTCGTCCACCGCTGGATTCCAGAACGGCTGCGCCCGCATTCCCCGCGTGACCACCCATCTATTAAGCTTGGTGTCATAATATACCCACGGCGTTTGCCGGCCGCCGCCTTCCTCTGCGTAAATCCCCGTTCCAAACTCTACATACCAAGTTGTTATCGTATGGCTTTTTATCCATACCTCTTACTGTCACCAGCAAGTTCGGCGTACATTTTCAACCAATAAAAAAGACAACCCTTATTTATTGGTTGCCGGACACTCTTGGGAACATTATATTTATTCAGTTCCTACGCTCTACGGTGCTTGGTAGCCTTTCGCAATCTACCAAGTTACCTCGGTGTTGTCTTGACTGGATTAAATAAATCGGGTGGTCTCATACCGCTTCTATAGTACCTGGAATGCAGAGTACCATAATTAATACCAAGCTTTTCTGACCATTGTTTTAGATTCAGACGTTCACCTTGATACTCCACCCAAACCGTCGATCTTCTATTGACCGCTTGTTCTTTCATCGGAATCCAAGTGCAATTATCAGGAGAATATCCTTTATTAACATCAATTCTTTCAATAGATAGATTGTTACAATAACTATTATCTAAAGACCATTTCTTAAAAGAATCGAAACTTTTCTTCCATTCATCACAAACATAAATTCCTCTACCACCATATCTTTCATAAGCTTTGTCAGATTTGTTATAACAACGCTGCTTCATATTCATCCATACAATATACAGGTGTTTACCGCTTTGTTTATGTCTGTGATTCTTAGTTAAATTTATTTTGTCTTGTTCTTTTTTTAAACAACCACACGATCTAATTGAACTTTTAAGAGAGTCGCTTCTTACCGTTTTAGTATTACCGCAGTCACAAACACAGTCCCAAAACGTTTTTCTCCCAGAACGTTTTTCAGATAACTTTATAACTCTCAATCTCCCAAATTTCTTTCCTGTTAAGTCACTAATACCTTTTCCTTTAATGAATTGGCCCTTTGTATTACGATTTTCTGGCATAATATCACCTCTAAATAATATTATACCTGTGCCAATTTCGATAAAAAAGCTACAACGCAAGACGTTCACCGATTTTGCCCAGTTTATTACCCCGTTATTACTAACGAGGACGGCGTACGTTCACCGCATAATCGGCACCAACAGAAATAACGGCCCGTAGGCCGCCCTCTTGGTAGTCGATTTCAATTGAATTTTTCAGGTTCCCCCCGTCTATTGCGGCGGTCGGAGCATTCAGAACAGCATGTCTGTAAATCAGCTCGGCCGTGTCTGTGACCAGTTGCTTAATATCATCTATGACCCGGCTTCTGAACTCGCTTGTGGCTCTTTGCATCTGCCTGATCCATCTACCGCTCACCTCAGCCATTGCCCTTCAGCACCCCCGTAACCTGACATTTCAAATTCATAATCTCATGCATGCCGCCCTGGTCGATCGGATCTGATTTGAGAGTCAGCACCTTGTTTTCGTAGATGATCCGCATTGTCTTCTCAATATCATTGCGATACGGGAAATACACATTGCAATCAACCGGATTCTGAAGCTGCTGAGCCTGATAATATTCCCGGGACGTAATCCCCCCGACAAAGGCCTCTGTTGTGAGATAATCGGTGAATTTTTCAACATAGCCCCCGCCGCCGTCCGGCACCTTTTCCAACCGCTGAAACGTTATGACGTGCGGGAATTCCTCATATATCATTTAACTCTCAGCCTTCGATATGGCGTAAGGTGTTTTGTGATGTACCGAGGAAATTCTGTATTGTACGAATAGGACACATCCCCCATGCTTCTTCCCGAGAGTCCAGAAGGATTCATGTTATATTCCGCAGCCTTCGCAACAAAAAGCTTCACGCCAGCTGGTAAAGCCTCCGGATCGAAAGTGTTGCTACAAAAATCACTGGCAGACTCAATCAAAATAGGGACTATTTCAGACAAATATTCGTCATGCCTATCTGTCTTAATCTCTGTCATTCGCTTTACTTGTGCGATGTCCACTGAATCACCTACTCTTCACCTAAGACAATCTTGATCAGTTCGTCTTTAGGCGCTTTAGGGTCAAAATCATATTCATTCTCTTTCAAGAAAGCAATAATCTCATCTTTGTTTACCTTCTGCAGTTGAGCCTCAGTCATATCAAGAAGATCGGCAGCTGGCTTCTCGGCCTCTTCCACTCTCTTAAAACCAATGTGAGAATAAACCACCTCAAAAGCCTTTTCAGTGCATTCAATAGTTTTGGAACCGTTAGATGCTTTCATATCACGCGCCGCCTCCTTCCAGTGCTTTTATCCGATTCTCTAAATCAGAAAGCTTTGCTGTCACATCGTCACCGAGTTTAGCTAAAGTAACTGCCTTATCTCCCACATTTTTTGTTTGAACGCTCCCGGTGCCGATATTACGATTTTGGACAGACCCATCACCGATATTGATGTTTTTCACTTCTCCGTCGCCGATCATTTCCGAATTGATAGTTTTAGAAGCAGGCGTTGAACCGGGCAAACCGGTCACCTTCGCACCCTCTTTTATTTCGAGCTCGCCGCCGATCACCAATTTGTCGCCGTTATTAGTTTTATAGTTTTTAGATGTGTACCCCATAAGCTTACGCCTCCGTTGCTGGTGTAATGGCCGCAAACGCATCGTCAGTCAATGTCATGAATCCAACTTGCTGAGTTACACGGAGAGCAACCATATCTCTCTCATACAAGTTGATCGGGTTTCCGTCTGCATCGACAATGGTTGTCAATGTTGCATCCTCTGAGATTTTGTATTCCATGCCTTGAGGGATTCCGTAACGTGTGTAATTCCAGTCAGCTGCAAGTAATGCCGCTTTTTCGTAATCCCATGACTTAGAATCCGCATATCCAATCGGAAGGCCAAGAGCCTGCTGTGTGGCGCCGCCTGTCGCATCGTTGAAGATCGGAAGACCATTACCATCCTTTGTGCCGCGGAGCTTTTGACGGAATCGGCGTGTTGTTGTAAAGCCGTTTACATCTTTGTCAGCGTCTTCAACAAGAGCCATGACCCCGTTTAACTCATCATATAGATTGCCAAGTGAATTTAACACAATTGTGTTACCAGATTCCTTGATCTTTTCAAATACAGATACGTCTTTTCCAAACGGTGAATCTACACCGAATAACGCAGCCTGATCAAATTTGATCGCAAAGGCTTCAGCGATAGCCGGGCGCATTTGTGTGAAGAAATCTGTTACAGAATAGCGCAAGAATTCTTTAGAAACAGGGATAATGACACCCAATTTCTTTGAAATCATTTTTGCTGTTAACCATTGAGCCTTAGAAGTTTGGATTCTCTCGCCTTCTCCAACCCAGTAAGCTCCCGGTCCAGAAGCCAAGTACGTGAATTCCTTCTCCGGCTTACTCATTTCTTCATATTTTGCTAGTTTTGTGACAGCAGATTGGGTCATAAACTCTTTTAAAACCAGCGTTCCTTGTTCAGTTGGAACCTTCCCATTTACTGAGTCTTGCATTAATGCATTGTTTGGATTGAATGTCGGCATATTAATAGCCCTCCTTATTTTCTAATACTTGCTTCAGCTGCAAGCGAGCTGATATCTAAATCTTGATTTGTCGGTTCGTTGCTGCCGGACTGGACATCACGGCCATTCTCTTGAAACTTGGATTCAATAGCCTTTTGAAGTGCAGCGTTGTACTTCTCTTCGAATGCTCCGAGGTTCTTCATCGTTGATTCTTCATCCTCACCGACAAAGAATCCCACTACATCTACATCTGCCGGCAGTTGCTTTTCGGAAGCATAAGAAACAGCTTTGTTTAAAAGCTTTTCACGTTGTGCTGCTGTCTTTTGATCTTTCAGCTCCTTTTCCAGCTTCCTGATCCGCTTCTGCTCTTCTGTTTCTTCCGGATAAAGCTCTTTTACCTTTGCATCAACCAGAGCATCGAGATTGTTCGCCTTCCACGTATCAAGCCCTTTTGTAAAATGAGAATCCAACCGAGGCTGAATGAGACGTTTTCCTTCTTCTGTATCTAAAAACCCATTCACCTTGTCAGCAGACACGGCAGAAAGTTCATTCAGATACGACTGTACTTCTTCGTTCTCTTTATTTTCTTCAAGAAATTTTTTCACATCTTCTAATGTTGGCATTACGCTTCTTCCTCCTTTGCCCTCTACAGTGCGCGCCTGTTATGAGTGCATGAAAAATAAGCCTTTTAACGTCATGCTCAGGACAAAATAAAAAGCCGCTGTTTAACGTCTTCCCTTTTCCTCAATGGATTTGTACCACTCTTCATAGGTTTGGTATGGGATTGTTTGACCTGCCCCGCTGCCGCCTTCCCTCGCCCTTCTCGTATCCGGCAGGACGCCGTTTACTTTAAAAGCAATCGTACAACGGCAGTTTATGTCATCTTTCGCATTATTCATGTGCCCCGGAGCCGGTCCGCCGCCGCCGTAAATTGATTTGAAGAGCCCATTGCGCTCTATTGTCTTCCCATCCAGCTTCCTGTGCCCGGCTCGTGTTTTTAGATCAAGGGTAGCATTCCACATCTTTTTAAGATTGCTCCGTTTTGAGGCCTTTTCAGCGCTTTCCATCCTTGCCGAGACTTGTACCCTATGAGCTTCTGTTCTTGCCACGTCACGGGCTTTCCTGCGGGCAAATTCGGTCGCTCTTTCAATGCGGCGGGCGATCTTTGAATAATCCTCCCCCGCTTGTAGGCCCTGTGCGATAGAAATTTGAATCTGCCGGACATAATCGTCTCGATGCCGCCTGTATATCGCTGACAAAGTCAATTCGGCTATAGGGTTTAGTACGGCCTGCCGAATGACTTCGGCTGTCGGAATGCTAAAACCCAAGTTAACCACGGATTCCATTTCAAATAGATAAGCAGAACGCATATAATTCTCTAAAAACTGCTTGGCTGCTAATGCCTCCACAATAGTCAGAATGGTTTTGAAAGCCTTGTGCGATTCCTCGGCCATCCTCTCCATTTCCTTGTTCAGACGATTGTATTTGTTGGCATCGGCTAAAGTAAGCTGGCCGTCCTTACTGTATTTCGCATACAGCCGGGCAATTTGTGCATTGATCTCCTTTAAGCGAGATGCAAAAACGACATCAATCTTTTGAGCATCCTCAGTGATCATGTCGTCCAGGTACTTATCAATATCATTCTGGTTCATCTTCATCACCGCCCGCGTCTGTTTCCACATCCGTTAACGGCGGCATGTTGAGCCTGTATTCCTCTTCTTCCTCTTCCATCTTCTTCAGCTCATACTGGACATCATCAACAAACGACAGCAGAGACAGACGGGTTTCTTCGCTTACCATTCCTTTAAGCTGTCCGGTCGTTTGTGCTTCCTCCAGTACATTTGCCGGAAGGTTCCGCTTAAAGCCAAACCAAACTTTTTTATGATCTTCCGCTGCCGCTTTCCTTTTAGTGCCCCATGCGGAAAAGATCAGTTTGTATTGATAACGCAGAGCAGCAGTCATCTTCCGTTCCATTGTGATGCATTTGTTTTCAAGCGACATCAATTTATATTTCATCGCAACCCCTGAAACATTACCGCCAAAAGATTCATCCGAGAAATTGACCGATTTCGCAAAGCGAAGGATATTCTCTTCCAACCTATCAAGATGGTTTTCTATGATGGCATCGTTTATATCCTTTGTCAGATAGCTTACGTCGTCTTTTTCGTCATACAATTCAAGGATTCCGGTCTTTTTGAGCTGATCAAGCGTCTCTTCATCCGCGCCAAGCCCTTTTAAAATCAGATAAGCCAGTCGATATTGCTCAATCTCATTCGATGCATCGGACAACGTGCGGTCATACGCATCAATTAACGAAAGAACCTTTTCGGCATCTCCCTTTAGTTCCTTGTTATTCGCTAAACCGAATAAGGGGCAGCCGTCAAAAAGATGCAAAGTTTTTTTATCAAGAGTGAAGGCCGAGCTTTCTTTCGTACTGAAATAATAAACATATTTCTGATCATAGAATTCTGCTTTGACCTTTCCGCCATACACCATGTAATATCGCAAAGCGTAAGCAGGTTCATGGATGCTTCCATCAGTAATAAAGGCGCATTCCCATGGATCAATATTTTTTATACGCTCGTTTCCAGAACGATCAACGTAAGCGAGGCGGGCGCCGTAACCGCAAATAGAGGCCATTTTCCCCCACTCGCTGTCTTCATCAGCAATGTTGTTTTCCGTATTGAAACCTTCAATCAGCTGTTTCACAAGTTTTGCATTACTTGCTTCACCGCTCTCATCAAACTCATACGCAATAGGATGACCAAACAGATAGCCCACCTTTGTATCAATGATTTCAGAATCAAACGAGTTGTTTAGCCTATTGTTTACTTTGTGATCAATACGTTTTAATTTCCCTGTTTCAAAATCCTCGTATTCAATGGCTTCTCTGGATAAGATCGGAACGCCCTGAACCTCAGCCTGGTACCGATCATAAAGCTTTTTCATTCTGTCATGATCCGGCTTATGCTCCTGAATGATCTTGTCAATCAATTCAGGTGTTATGCCGGACTGCTCAATAATTTCTATAAACTGATTCATCAGCTCACCCCTTTCCGCCTTTTCGGTTTATTATGCGAATATAGAGCGTACCGGAGAGCATCCAGCACATCGTCCCATTCCTTCACAGGATCGCCGGTCTTTGGATTCCATACATACATGAAAATTTCTTTTTTGAATAGCTCAACCTTGTCTTTTACGATGAATAATTCGTTTCGCTTAAGCAGCCGCGCCACTTCTTCAATACCGGATACGATCGCCTTATCAGCGTTCAGGGCGCGCAACTTCTCCCGCCTGAAGCGCTGCACATGCTCTGGCCGCGCAGAATCGCAGTAGAAATTAATGTTTCCGTACCGCTCTTTTACGCCTTTCGCTACCTTCACCCAGTAATCGATTTCCTCATGTCGCTTGGCATGTTCTTCAAGCAAATAAAAATACCCTTGGTCATCTTGTCCGATTACAACAATAGAACCCGGGTGCTCATATCCCCAGTCAACGCCCGCAAAATACTTCTTGAAATTGACGCGCCTGTTTTCCAATTCCTCAGAGCTGATATAGTGAATGTCCTTATTGAAATCCTTGTATATGACCCCTTCCGGAGCAACCCAATAACCGTGTATGTCCCGATCTGTAAACATGCCGCTGGGCGTCGATGCCACGATACTCTCCACATATTCCGGATCGAGAAAATTGTTATCGAACAGCGAGAAATGAAATGACCGGATGTTCAGCCGGCCGCTTTTCAGCATTTGCCCGTCTTTGTCGATATAATCCGTTTTGACGGTGTGCATCGGGTTCTCAGGGTTTGTATCCATCATGACCACAGCGCCTTTGTAGGAACACCGGGAAATGACTTCTTTTACAAATGAGTCATGCAGGGCAGTCGCTTCATTTAGGAATGCGCCAGCTGACGTGAATCCCCGCGCTTTTTTCCATGAATCAGCATTGGCGCCGTCAAAGCAATATACACGGTTGCCGAATATCTCAACGGCATTCGACTTGTCGAGCCTCAATTCTTTACCCAGAATCAATTCCATATCGTTCAAGACATTTCGTTTTATGGCTGCCTGAGTAGCCCCGCCAATGATGAAGGATAAACCCATGTTTTGATACTTGCTGACGTGAGCAAGGAACGTCAAAAGGAGCACGAATGTTTTCCCTGCCCTCTTTGCGCCGCTACAAATTAGAATTTTGGGCTGCTCTTTTATGAAGCTGTCCCAAACTTCCTTTTGCTTTTTATTCAGTTCCATCGGCATTCACCATTTTCCTCAACATTGCAGCAATATCATTTTCTTGGGTGTTTCCGTCGCCGCCGTTAACAGCCTTTTTCGTCTTCTCGATATTTAAGCGCATTTGCTCCAATTTAAGGCGCCGTTCATCTTGCTCATGCGCCAGCTGGTCGAATTGCTTGATCAAGCTCCGGAGCTCGCCCATTGCCCGAGATTGAGCGTTCAAGAATGTTGCGTGACGATCCCATGCGAATTGATCATCTTTATTCTGCACAAACATAATGCGCTGCGCCCGAATAATAGCGGCATATTGTATCTGAATTTGATCCCATATCATATCAGCAGGTGAACGCTCCTGAATCTCTTCCATGATTTCAAGCGTTTCTTCCGGCAGATACTTTGAAAAGAACCCATGTGTTACAGCGTTTTGATTTCTTGCCGGAGCCGCCCCGCCGCTATTTCCTAATGCGTTTTTGTTGCCGGGTTGCCCGCCTATTTTTGTGTGCACACTTTTTTCAGTGGGTGCACCCTTTTTCCTTTCCCAACCATGCCGCTGCTTCCACGATTTAATGGTGTTCACTGACACCCCGTACTTCTCGGCAAGGTCCTTGTATTTCACGCCTTTGGCGTAATCCTTATACGCCTGAATGTGCTTTTCAGCCATCTACATTCACCGCCGCCCCCTTCTGATTCGTGTTTGTTTTGGAATATTCCCTCTAAACCGACGCCGCACTCAGACCGTTAACCACCAATAGTTTTCCTGAGACTTACCGGAACCGGTTTACAAGGAACAAAAAAAGCACCCTTAAAGGTGCAGGTGCTGGTTTTCATTTGATTCTATTTCTTTCATAAGCGAAAATATAATATCAGCCTTAATTATATAATTCATTGGATACTTAATAACTGGTTGCTCCTCTTTCTCACAATTTATATATTCTAAATTTCTCTTAAATTCAATTGTCTCATTAAAATTAAGTGATATAATAGCCAAGTCCATCTCAAAGTGATTATTTTCATAAACTACAGGCGCCTCTCCAGACTCACCAGATCCTAATCGATATATTTGATCGACCCCTACAGTTTTGAGATTCTCAGCATATTTGTTTGCTTTGATTATAGATTCATGGAGCTTTCCTGAATTTCTATTCACAATTAGATGCTTCACAGTAATAAGATATTGCTTATTACCTTTTTTCACATAAAGAGCAGTACCAAAGTCTTGTTTATCTTCACTGTAACATTTTAAATGAACAATTGATTTTTCTATTCTTTTCAAATCCATATTTCTCTCACCACTTCTAGAATTAATCTGAAAAATATAATATGAACAAAAGTAACTTAATGAAACCTATCCTTTTTTCTTCTGTTTACTTGCCTTCCAATCCATATACTCATGGAATACTGTAGGTCCTGTCACATCGTATTTTCTACCAATCCGCCACAACTCATCTTGCATATCTTTTTCAATATCTTCCCATGATCTATGCCCTTGTTTCTCTAAAAAATCATTAAATTCTTTTACCATTTGCATCATATTCTCACCTCCCACCTTATTATCGGTTAAGGAGTGTGATAATGGAACTATCTGCAAAATTTGTCGAACGAAAGCGCCCTTCATAAATAGGTGGCAACCGTAAGACGAAAAAACACCCTTTTGACAGGGTGCAATCAACGTTTCTTTTTATAGCCTTCAATATCTTTTCTCAAGAATAGGCGATCTCTGTTCGTAGTTTTAATCGGAACCAATGTTTTATAATCCACCAGCTGCTTGAGGTTCTGCCGGCTGCATCCGATTATCTCAATGGCTTCAGATGTCGTTATGACTTCTTTATCCATAAAATTTCTCAGCTCGTCTATACTCTCAAAAATAAACTTACCCATTTCGGAGGTTTCTCCATTTTAGGGTTATATTAATTATAGTCAATACCAACCAGATCATTGCCAAAATCATAGTAATAATATCGAGAGTGCTGAGATCACCATAATTAAAATTAGTGAACAATATCACAAACAGAATAAAGAATAAGATCGTTGAACCATCGATTAATTTTTTCATATTTGCTCATTTCCTTCTATGTTTTTGAAAATCCAAAATATCCTCTTTCAGAAAAAGCCTGTCCCGGGGCATTTCTTTCATCGGCTCTAATTCCCCGGTCTTTACTAACTGGTTCAGATACTGACGGGTGAACCCCAAAATCTCAAGCGCTTCACTTGTATTGAGTATCTCTTCATTCAAGAATTTCTTGATTGCGTCACGCTCTTTCGGCTTGTACATTTTTGAATCATCCTTTTTTCTCACGATATTTCAAGTAAAGGGAAAATGCTTTCTCAATGATCGAAACAACAAATAAAATGATCAGACTAATGTCGAGAGCCGTTTTCAATGGTCCCGCTGCCACGTCCTGACGGAAAAACAGCATATACACCAGAGCAAGAAGAACAACAATATCGGTGGTGGACTGTACACTTTTCATTTTTTTGAAAGTGGCTGGCTTTCAAGTATTTTTCTTTAGTCGCCGCATTTGCTATACTTGGAGCAAGGGAGAAGCGCTACCTTCTCCCTCGGCTCAAAATCATCTGCGCTTTCTTGGTCGACGGCGTTTTTTGATTTTGGGCTTTTTTGTTTTAAGCTTTTCCCTGATGATGAGGATTTTTTCAACAACTGTGAGAGTTGTGAGGATAATCCCCAGTACCAATGCGATTTCAGCCACTTTCTTTCCCTCCTTTCTATACTTTAATTATACCCCGAAACTTTACTTACGTCAAGTAATTTAATGGGCTTTTTTCATTATTTATCCAATGAAAAAGAGCCTATTCACGCTAAACAGAATAGGCTGTGATCTGCTCTATTTTTCATTTTCAGGCGGGAACGTTCGATGTTCTTCTGCACGGTTCCTTTTTTAATCCCCAATATCTGCGCTATCTCTTCGAATGACATGTTTTGCACAGCATGCATCATGAATATGTCTTTTTCTCTTTCAGTAAGCACGGATAGGGCATCAGCGATTCTTTCCTTATCCCAATCACTTACCTCTCCCTCAGCTTCTTGAACGATTGCGTATTCTTCCGGCAGCGCATCAATTAAGCGTGGTTCAGCAAGAATCGTCCTTTGATATGCATCTCTTCTGTCAGCACCTCGGCGGGCGCCAGGCTGTCTTCCGTTCTGCAGCCATTCAAGAGTGAATTCAATATCGCTGATCATGCTACTGATAATCTTTTTGTCGTTGATCTGTTCAGCCGTCAGATTGACTTCAGCCGTATCTTTGTAGAGCCGGTACATTTTTCTTGTTTCTCTTAATGCTCGTTTGTATTCAATGATTAAATCCTGCATTCTGATTCCTCCCTTATTTGCGCTTAAATGCGCCGCCCTTGCCGCGTCTGAGTGTTTGCATGTTCGTGTTCATCATTTGTTGCCAGAAACGATCTGAGCGCTCCTGCGTGTTTTTATTGGGCTTTTTCTTTTCCTGCTTCATGTAATCCCTCCGTTCAAATAAAAAACGGACACCAATCAAAGCACAGTGATTCTGTGCAATGATCAGTGTCCGCAGGCTGTTCGCTTTCATGTCCGGCCTATATTCGTACTGGAAATAAAACCAGAATCCTAACCCCATCAGCATAAAAATTATTCTCAGCGCCATTGAATCCCCCTATTTAATATATAGTTTTCACTTTACACCTTGTGGGCGGGCATTTTATTTATGTTGTGTTCGGCGTATCGTCGATTAACGGTGAGCATGCCGTCCCTTAACCCCCGATCAAATTCGGCAGCACAGAGACAGCGAAGAAGAAAAGCCCCACGCATGCTCCAACCAGCCAGATATTTGTTTTATCTCGTTTAGCGATAATGGTATCGCCAATCATTTTCAGATCGTCAGACCGAGCGACAAGTGTCGGGATGTAGTCCGGGTGAACTTTTAAAAGCTCGGCCGCCTGCTCGACGGTCATTGCTTCGTCCTTCGTGGCCTTCACGTTCCGTTGGAGAACTACTTGTAATGGCATCATTCTGCAGCACCATCCAATTCGTTTTGGGCAACTGTTATCGCGAAATTCAGATTAGTAACGATCTTTTCTAATGCCTGTTTGTATCGTTTTCTATCTCCGCTTAGATGCTGAATATCCTTTTGTGCCTGTCGGAATTGATGAACCGTTACTTCCTGCTGACGCTTGTTTTCCTCAATGATTGCCTGCTGCTTAACAGACAGCTCAGCTTGCTCAATAAGCCAAGCAATTTCCTTCTGAGGAATGTATGTCAGTTTTTTTAGACGTTCAATTCTCTCTTTCATGCCGTTCCTCCCCCGCAGGGGAAACCCCCGCTATTTGAATTTATGGCCGATCTCGTAATCACAACGAGCCAGGCCGCCTTTTATTGTTTGAATGATTGTTTTACCGTGTTCCGGGGCGTCCATTAGATGAGCAGTCCCTTCGGTGCCATCTAAAACGATGATGCGGACTTTCCCCGGCTCGATGCTTTGCTGAATAGTTGTTTCATGATTTTTTATTTCTGTTGGCTTGTTCACTCTGGCCGCCCCCTGTGCTATGATAGAAGTACCAGTTCATATCAGAGCATCGGGGCCAAAGCTTCGGTGCTTTTTTCGTTTTACGACGGCAGCCGCATCGTTACGCCGGCAGATGGTTTTAATTCCTCGCGGTAAATGATCGGATGCTTTTCGACGTATGCTGCCAACTGCTCCGGCGTTATTTTCCACTCCTTAACTGGACCAGGCTTGTATGGATCGATTTTTTCTTGCATAGCGATAACCTCCTGAATTGATTTAGTTTTCAAGCACCAAACTTTTGCCGCAAAGCGTTATGGCAGGATTTCCGTTATAATGACTTCCACTCTGGGTTCTTCACTGTAAAACTTGCTAACTTTCAGATCGACTACCTGGCTATCATCCCGGTAAATCAGATGATTCAGGGCGTCTTTAACTCCCTTTACATAGTTGTCAACGTCCGGCTTTGTTACGGGACGCAGGAGACCCTTTTCCGCATTTTCTCTTTTTGTCTTGGATTTAGAAATTTCTTTCGTCATTGGTCTGAATACTCTGACATCCATTGCCACAGGTCCCGTAATAACTTGTTTTGGCCGATACTGTGACGCCACCAGTGCAACATATTGTTTAAAATTCTTTGATTTCAAAGGATCACGCATTTTAACCTTGCCATTTATAACAGATCCCCTCGGCCTCCCCTGTGCAACAGGCTCGCCGTAAACTATAAACTGAATGGAATCCAACCGTCATTACCTCCCGTCAATTTGTTCCCAGTGCTGAATCTGCTTTTCCTTGTACGGCGCTGTAAGGATGATGGCCGGCAGCAGGATAACCGCTTTAAGCACTGTACATCAGCTCCATTTGTTTGATTTTTTCCTCAAGCACCCGGATCGCCGGGGTAAGGTCCTGGCCGGCCGTTTGCTCGGCGGGCCCGAACAGATACATGCCGCCGGTTGCTGTGAAGTTCGCTTTTTCCGTCATTCCCAATCTCCTAACCTATGATTTAATTGCATCCGGTCGCCTTTAATGATCACCGTATAATCTCTGCACATTTGATGAATCCGGGAGCCCAGCGCCTCGTCAATATCCAAAATTTCGCCCGTATCAAGCTCGGAAGAGATTAGCAGAGGCTTATGATTCAAGTACCGATAATTCACAACCGATTGAATTTGTTCCACTTGCCAATCCGTCGCCCGCGGCTCCCCCTTCACTGGCTTGAATAAATCATCAATGAACAGGACTTCAGCTTTCCGCATGGCGTCGAGCTTTGTTTCCAGCTGGTCAAAGTCATTTCGCAGATCGCCCATTCCCTCTACATACGGGAAATACATGCAGTAAATTGATTTTTTCTTGATTAGATTGTTCATGATTGCCGTTAACAGGTGCGTTTTACCGCTGCCCGGCTGCCCGAGCAAAGCGATACTGTTTGAACGTTTTCCCTTGATGCTCTGAAAATCCTTATAGTATTCCACCGCGCACTCATAAGCGTCCTTGATCATGTCCGGCTTCCCGTCCTTAATGAAGTTTCCAAAAAGGAGCTTTTCGAATTCCTCCGTGATGCCGCTGGCCTTCATAAGCCGGGCGATCTTTTTCCGTTTTACACACTCGCATTGCTTTGAAAATGTGGTTTTCCATTCCCGGGCCTTATCCGGCAAGCATACTTTCCCCGCAAGATAATCCTCTTCCCTGACCATTTGATCGGGGGCCAGGCTCTCCATTGTCTTATGCTCTTTTCTCAGCTGACGCTCGGTGTCTTGGTGAATCCGGTAAACGATAATGCCCTTATCCTTGCAGTCAGAGCACTCGTATTCAGCCTTTTCTTCTGAGGCGGCCTGTCCCGTTGAAGATGCTGCTGACCGATCCCGGAGCTTGGTTAGAATGGCCTTCATTGCCGCGTCCATATCTTGCGTTTTGCGAGCTTCCATACTGCTGTTTCTCCTTTCGTCTCTGGCTGAATGGGTTTGAGAGGATTGCTTCAATGTAATTTAGATTGACGTTGTTGCCCTTGCTTCTGAAAGCCTGTTTCATTGCCTCCATGACTTTCTCTTCGCCGTAATCATCCACCATGTACCCGAGCCGCTGAACCTCCATCGTGCCAATGGTGCGGGCTGTTTTGTTTTCGAATAGTTCAAATGCGTTTTTCATTTTTTCGTCAACCTCCTGCTGTTCTAAAGGTATTGGAGCCGGGTCTATCTTCTTGTTGTAATTTCCAAGCTGTATGTACTCGGCATAATTCAACACCGTCACAATGAAACCGCGTTTTTGCGGCAGCCGGTCCAGCTTCAAATACTCTTGCTTTACCATCCGATCTAACGAGTATTTGATCTGATCAGAAGACCAGTTGAAGCGCTTGGCTAAATCTACAAGCTTAACGATTGTCTGCCCGAGCTTTAGTTCTTGATCTGCCCTGTACTCCGCCCGTTTGAATAAATAATCGTATATTGTCTCGTCTCGTGAATCTTTAAATGGCAGCCGAGGCAGGACCACATACCCTAAACCTTGCATATCCATACCGCTCACCTACTTCCTTTCACACAGTGCTGTCAGAGCCTTGAAATCTATTTCTACTAATCTCAGAGACGGCTCATTTGTCTTTAAGTAGTCAGTCGTGTACCGGGTATACAAGTCCTTTCTCATGTCGCGCTGAACCGTTTTGACCAGCCAGAGATAACAATGCGGGATAGGAATCCTAATCAACTCCCTTTCCATCAGCTCACCAACTCCGAAAAATGGATGATACTGTTCAGTTGATTAGTAGCCCGGCAATACTTACATTTTTCGCATCGCTCCGGCTTCTCCCCGCCGTGTTTCACTTGCAAAATCCGATCCATCCGCTGCTCAATCTCTTCAAGCTCTACTTCCATCCTGCCCTCATCAATATTGATGACAGCTTTATCAGGTGGATCTTCTTTTGAAACCCCTACGATTAGGGGCTCAAGCCATTCGCTCCGTCCATTCATTCTTTTTTCAAGCTCAGCATACAGTGCCATTTGTGCAATATAGCCATTTGCCTCGACGAATGAGCAATAGCCTATTTCCGGATGCCAAACCCTCTCCCGGAGTGAACGGGCTGTTTTCAGATCGGCAAAACGGCTGCCGGCAGGGTTGTATACGTCCAGCTTGCCTTTCCACGGGATGCCGAACAGTTCAGCCGTTACGATAACTTCCTTTGCTCCTTGCAGAATGAACATACAGAGTTCGTCATGTTGAATTGCCTCAATCATCAGGTCAGCTAACTGATACTGCTTGTACAGCTGGCCCTTTTGTGTAAAAAGTGATGGGGTGTTCTTTTTAAATTCATCAAAAGCCTGTTCACCCTCAAGCCAGGCATGAACGTATTGGCCGAAGAGGAGCGCCTCCGATGTAGGCGGCGTCCATTCTCCGTTCAACTTTGCCATCGTGGCAGCCTCGCATTGCAAAAAGCTTTTATATTGAGAATTTGACATGTAGTGTCTATCAATCTCGTTAGAGTAATAATTCTCCTTGCTCAGCGCCGGTATCCGCATTAGCAGGATCACCCGCCTTTTCTTTACTATCAGCAGGCTTGTCAGCTTGCTCTTTCTGCTTTTTGAATTCTTCCTCAGCCTTTGATTTAGTCGCGCCTGTGGCCTTCACATTGAAGTAATCCTCTTTCTTCGCCATCCCATCACGCAGGGACGTGTAAATACGACCAATTTTCAAGAAATCTTGCTCAGTGAAGGCGTCAACGTTACTGCCGATGTACTCCTGAATCATTTCCTTAGTGATGCCAAATTCTTTTTTAAATAGGGAGAAGGCGCTTCTGAGCCGGTCTTCCAGTGGTTCCTTATGACCGCTAATCAATGTTTTTTGACACATATCTACCGCCGCATCAACGATGTCGCCCGGAATCACTCCAAGTATGCAGGCGCGAACCCGGCGAGCTCCTTGATTGGCAACCATTTCGTAAATATCCCTCGGATCATCAAGTTTGGTAATGGAGCCCCGCGCCTTCCGTTCATGCTTCACAGTGAAAATTTTGGTTTGCCTGGTATTTGTTTCGAGATCCCAAGCGTAAGCCATGACAGATGATTCACCGGCCTTTTGTTCCAACTCCATAATTCCGTAATCAATGTTCCCCCAATTCTGAGCCAAGGCCTCCGCCAGCCGGATAGATGGACCGGAAACCTTTGTGCCGCCGCGAGGATATTCATACACCGCATTCTCTGCCAACAGCCTCCGTTCACATGCTTTTTTAATCCGGTCAAAAGCTGCGTATACGTCCCGTGGGAATTTCTTTGCGATGACCATTGCCGCCTGTACTTCTTGAGCCTGTCGGCTTACCATCGCTTCTGTAGTCACGCCAGTAGCCTGCTGGGGCGCCGGCATGTAATCTGAGTAATCTACCTGCGATAATCCATTCATTGTTCTGCCACCTTTCTCAAATAAGCTTCTGTGCCGAGCCGCTGCCATTCAGTCCACTCTGCAAAGTGGGCTTTTTTTATTGTGCTGAATGAAACCTAAATCCAAGTTGCTCCTTCAAATAGCGTTTAAGATTGTCTTGTAAGATTACCTCGCCGCTGTCAATTACATAATTATCTGCTGACGTTACTTCATCCCCGAAAAAGTCCTTTTTTGTTTCTGGTTCAGTCGCCTTGTCATGCCAGTTGTTCAGAACCATTGGATTTTCAATATTCATTGTGAACACCTACCTACAACACTCAGGTGAATCCCGCGAGCTGCCATATTTAAAACGGTTTGGTGTAAGCGTCCTTTATTCGCCATCCGGTTAATATCCTCTGCAAGAACTTTGATGCTCCCTGCAAGACTGATTGCTTCTTCGTAATCGCCATCCCTTAACGCTTCCGAAAGCATGATAGAGAGCCTTTCCGCCGACTCAATTTTCCTTTTTGCTGAATCTGCATCTGCTTTAAGAAACTGATTGATTTTCATACCAGCACCACCTGCCTTTCCTCTGTTTTTGCCATTGCAACTTGACTCATTAACGCTTTCCGCGTCCACCTTTCAGCCAGTTCTTTCATGTTCAGTCCATGGCTACGGGCCAGCGAATATATCAGCGTTTTGTTTGCCGGGATCAGATCAAAAATCTGCTTAATATCGGCCATGGGCAGTTCTTCAGGTTGTCGGCCTGGCCTATCGTTTGCCAGCCAGCGCGCTAAATGCCTTGTTGCTTGCAATGCTTCTTCAAGCTGGTGAATCATATTGATTACCGCCGCGCTTGCGCTCTCGTTAAGTGCTGGATCTATTGGCGCCGCCGTCGTCGGGTGCAGTTTGAAGAGGTAATGTACCAGATCAATATGTTCGTATGCCTCGCACGCCTCAAACCACTTGATGCATAATTCCGGGGTAAGCTTACTGAATCCATTTTCAACGTCCGAAACATACCGCTGATCCTTTCCCCCTATCAAATTACCGATCTGATACTGTGCAAGTCCTGCCGCTTTGCGGACACTACGCATGATCCGGGGTAGATTATGCAAATTGTATGGGTTGTTCTCCATATGTTTGCCTCCTGATATATCCAGTTGTTCACTGGTAAAATTTAATTAATGAAGGAACTAGCTTGCTTGCTGTTTTCTCAGCTTGTCGATGATAAAGGCCTGTCCCTTTGGCGTAATGCGGATAGTCAGCCATGATTTAGATGAACCGTTTACTTGTCGCACTCCCTGTGCTATCTCAAAATAACCACGGTCGATATATTCCTGGTATGGCTCGTTCTTGTTTGCCAAGATCATCTTCCACTCGCGTAGCTTTTGGAACAGCCGTTTTTCTCCAATGCTGATACCCTTTTTAGATGCAAGCTTCGCCAGTTCCCTCACAAGCAATGATTTTTCAGATGCCATACAACTCTCTGCAAAGTTGATCAGTGGCTGCTGAATCTTCAGTGTGTGCTGAAGTCGTTGCCGCTCTTCCTCTTCTGTGATCCATCGCTTTGCCCGGTTGATCGGATCATCAATCATGTAAGAGGGCTGATTGAGCCTTTGAAGCTCATTTTCCATTCGGTTAAATTCTGCAATGTATTTTTCTTTAAACAGTGCGGCCTTTGCGCCCGTGTAACCAAAAACCAAGAATGTGAGTCCATCACGTTTTATGAGATATTTTTTGTATGTTCGGTTTCGGTCATCCTGATAGTCAACCTCCGCAAAATTGTGGAGATTAAATTCTTTGCTGGAATCAAGGTTTCTGATATCCCGCAGGACCGTGTCATGCCGTTTCCCGAAGACTTTAGCGACAGTCAGGCTGTCCGTTACAACTTGATTACCTTCAATGAAGACGAGTTGATTCACCCTATCGCCTCCTTCATAATCGCTTGTTCCTGAGCTTCAATCCATGCATCAATGTTATGTTTGGTAAAGAAAATGCGATTCCGGACTCGGAAGTGTGGAATTTGTTTTTCTCGGACCATCGTGTAAATTGTGTCATGATGAACGCCAAGGTAATCAGCTGTTTCCTGCACAGTTAATGTATTGCGTGTCATGATTAAACCTCCTCTATGCCGTATTTTTAGTTTGGGATTCTTGGACTTTCAGGTTAAAAAAAAGATCATTAATGTCACGTCCAAGCATTTCAGATAACTTAAATGCATTAGGCAGTGTGGGATTAGATACGCCATTCTCCCAGTTGCTTATAGTTGTTTTTTTACAATTTAAAATTAAAGCTAATTCATCCTGTGTGTAGCCTTTTGCCTTTCTGGCTAAAATCAAATTCTGATTTTTCACTTTATCACCACCAAATATCCAAGTTTGTTGAACTGATAAACCTAGTATGGTGATATTGACGGCTTTATCAAATATGTAGAATCGAAGATTACTGGTAATGAGGAAAAATCCAATCTCAAAAAAGAAAAAGCCATTCAGGCACAAACGATAGTTGAACAGGAAATAAAAAAGGATATTAAAGAATTTTACTTTAAAGTAGCGAAAACAACAGTAAAGCTGGATGGAAATTATGTTAGAGTTTCTCAAAAAGGGATTCTCAACACTGTTACAAAGGGATTCAATGGAGAAAAGTCGTATCGAATTAGCGAATTGTCTGGAGTACAGATCAAAAAACCTGGTTTATTAACTTCAGGGTATTTTCAATTTTTGACTCCTGCTGCGAATGAAACTAGCGGGTTATGGGATGCAACAACAAAAGATGAAAACTCCTTCACTTTTGGTCCAAATGAATTGCCCATGGTATTAGAAATTCAAAATTACATAGAAGAGCATCAGTCTATGCCGGCTCCAACAATACCACCAACTCCTGCCCCTACAGTATCTGCAGCTGATGAATTGAAAAAATATAAAGAATTGTTGGATATGGATGCTATCACTCAAGAAGAATATGAAATTAAAAAGAAACAGCTATTGAATTTATGACAGCCCTTTTTCCTCGGGCTTTTCTTTCACACCAAAAACAGAACATATATTCCCTTCATGGTGGTGTTTTTAATGTCAATCCAGTTATCGTATCTTGAAGAAGAAGTGAAAAAAATCTATTACAAATTAAATATTGAGACTCCTCAAGACATTGATTTAGAAAGGATTGCCGCGGCATTTCGTATCTGGCTGCATTATGAGCAAAGAGAAAGCTGCATGTTTCAAATTAACGGTGAGTATAGTGTCGTCCTTGATGCTCGAGCCTCTCCACAAGAACAGTGGCAAGACTTTGTTCATGAGCTATGCCATGTCTTAAAACATACTGGAAACCAATTTCACATGAATAGAATGTTCAGGCAGCTTCAGGAATACCAGGCGAACAGTTTCATGTATCACTTCTGTGTACCAACGTTCATGCTCATAAAAATGCAACTGCCCCGTCTTAAATCAGAGGCCATTAAATTAATAGGAGATACATTTAATGTGACATATTCCTTGGCCGCTAAACGGCTAGAAATATTCAACAGAAAGCAGTTTTCAATTCTCTGGCATAAAAATCTTCATCAAATAAGTAAATTGAATGTTAGGAGGTAGCCAAATGGCCAGTATAGAGCCCCGTGGAAAAAACTCTTTTAGATTAATTGTTGAGAATGGTTACGATGCCAAAGGTAAAAGGGATAGAAGAAAGAAAACAATTCGTATAGAAGATCCAAAGCTATTAAAGACTAAACGGAAATTACAAGAGTATCTTGAGGACCAGCTGCACCGTTTCAGAATTGAAGTAGAGGCCGGCGAGTATATTGCTCCGGAAAAATCCACTTTTGATTCATTTGCAGAAAAATGGATTGAAAAGAAACTCTTTAATAAGAATGGTAAGCCTTACTCTTTTACAACCTCTGTCAAATATTCAAATCACTTAAAAAATCACATTCTTCCTGCATTAGGTCATAAAAAAATAGACAAAATCAAAAGCCTTCATATTGTTGATTTTATAGATGATTTATCTAAAGATGGGGCTAGAAAAGATGGAAAGCCTGGCGGATTAGGTGATCAAACAATCAAAGATATATTTAAAATCTTACAAGCATTATTTAAAACTGCCACAGAGGAATGGAAATTGATAAAAGACGACCCTATTGAGGGATTGAGTTCGCCAGAAGCTGAGAATAAAGAAATGAACTTTCTTGAATCTGACGAAGCAGCTGAATGTATTAAAGTGTTGTATGAAATAGATATTAAATGGCGCTTATATTATCTTGCAGCTCTGATCGGGGGGCTTCGTAGAGGAGAAGCTCTTGCCTGTGAATGGCACTTGGATGTAGATTGGGACAAAGGTGGAATATACGTAAATAGATCAATTTCTAAAACAATTAACGGAGAGCCTCATGTCAAAAGCCCAAAGTCAAAAAGTTCTCAACGATTCGTCAAAATGCCTGATTTTTATATGAATGAGCTGGCTAAATATTATCGCATATGGAAAAAAGAAAAATTATTGCTTGGCGATGCCTGGGAAGGCGGAGAACATCAATATGTGTTTCACAGTGGTAAAGGAAAACCTTACTACTATACAACCCCTACCGCAAAATGGACTAAAATAAAAAAGAAGTACGGTCTAAAAGATGTTCGTCTTCATGACTTGCGGCATACTATGGTGGCTCTCCTTATGGAAGCTGGCGAAAGTCTCAGTGCTATTCAACGAAGAGCTGGACATGCCAGTGCTCGAACAACTAGTGATATTTATGGTCATGTTACCGAGAAACTCGAAAATAGCACAGTAAAACACTTTAATCAGTTCGATCCTAGAAACCTAGCACAAAAACAGAGTTGA